ACAAAAACCCTATTAATTAATTAAAATAAATAAATAAAATGAACGAATTTTTGAAATCAAGTGAGCTGTCACTTAATCCAGCAAATTACTTAGTAAGTACAAAAACAGACAAACCAGTAACACATGTAGCTTTTGTAGAACAACAAAAACGTGCTCATTATGTTGTAAAATTATCAGCAGCATTAGAAGGTAAAAACTTTAAAGCATGTAAAGTAGATGATTTAGATGCTATTGTAAAAGCAGTACAAGCAGAAATTGATGCTACAGATGTGAAAAATTATGTTACAGCACCAAGTAAACCTACAAGTGCTGTACAAGAAGAATTAGTAAAATTTGCTCTTGACTTTGCTTCTTATGGAGAAGATAAAGCAAAAGCTGATAGAATTAATACTTTTATGCAATCATTTAATGCAATTAGTGGTGTCGAAGAAGTAGGTGATTATTTTTCTGAAGGTTTAGTTAAATTGAATAAAATTTATACTATTTCTGAAGTATTGGAAGCAGTGAAAATTAACATCGACAAATTGTAAGAATAAATTAGACTCTAACTAAGAATAACCGAGATAACTTAGTGAATGGATAGACAAGCTCTGTTGCTGGTAAAACCGTTAAACAATCTTCTCAGATTTTGCAACACTCTCCAAGAGTCTAATTTTTAATAACAGGTGTCTAATTTCGGCAGTAGATTAAATGTTGTGTCAACAACAGCCTGTTTAATTTTTAAATTAAATAAAAATACCTGCCAACAGGTTTATAAAAAAGGATCTTCGCAACCGAGAATATCTATAATTGATGAAAAGCATGTATATAAGCGAGGTTAGAAACTCTCATGCATAAAATAGAGTGATATAGATTAAATTTTTTATTTTAAAATTAAACAATGAAAGAACAAATAGATAATGCAATAGAACTATTAAAAAAACAAGATGTAAATGGATGTATAACAGGTTCAGTGTTATTAGATTACTTTGAAGGAGCAGATATAGATTTATTTATGTATGATAAAAGTAGTTTTAATAAATTACTATTTTTCATGCATTATAATCCAATGTTTACAATACTTGATCCATTAGAATTACATAAATTCAATGAATATATAAATGATGATAAATCTTCATTAGAATCTATAGGACTTATAACTATAAAATTTAAATACAATCTCTGCATTGATGTAAATGTTGTATTTAAGAAATTTCATAAAAATATATTTGATGTACTTTCTAACTTCGATTTAGATATTATTGCAAATGGTTATGATATTAAAAGTAAACAATATTTAATATTAAGAGAATCAAAAGGTTTAATTGGTACATGGAATAAATGGAACACATCTTACTATAAATCAGATTTATGGTCTTGTAAAAGACTTTTAAGACAATTTTCAAGAGTAGTTAAATATACAGAGAGAGGATATAATCTTGATGAAGTTACAGATAAATATATTTCTTTAATTGAAGATATTCTAGCTAAAGATAATGTTTATAAATCAGAGAAAGGAACTTTATTTTATGATAAAACTCAGAAAGAATTTGAGATAGTATTAAAAATACTTCAACTTTGGAAGAAAGATAAAGTGATGAGTAAAGAAAATTTATTGGTAATGCAAACACTTATATAATATGTTTAAACAAGGAGACTATATAGTTGTTTTAAAAGACTCTTCTCCTGAAAATAATTGGAAGAATTTTGTTATAAAACAAATAAAAAATTATAATGAAATTATGCCTGTAGTAACTCCATTAGGTAGAGATAATTCAGATTGTGATCAAAGTTATTCTTATTTTACTGAAAAAAATAATGTTTGGAGATATGCAAATGAAGAAGAGATAGAATATTATAATCAGATAAATAAACCATTTGACACTTCTAAATTTGAAAAATTTAAAGAACATGTTTTAAAACAAAGTCCTGTTAAACATAAATATCTAACAGAATTATTAGAAAAGTTAAAAGTTGAATAATGAAATTTATAATAGGTAGGTGGTATAAAATAAGTAGTAGTATTACATATATTAAATTTGAAAAAATTGAAAATGGGATATTTGTAGCTTCTGATGATATATTATTGGGTAAATATGATGGTACAGGTGGTAATTATGGAATTATAACTCGGAATACTTATGAATTATTAGAAGATTTGTCAGAAATTCAAAAATATTTACCTAAAGATCATCCTGATATTCTCCCTATAAAAGAAGATATAGATTATCTTACACAAACTTTAAAAAGATATGGAATTAGATGAGTTATTGAGAAAAGCTAGAATACGTTATCCTGTAGGTACTAAGTTTAAAATAGTACATATGCCTAAACATATAGTGGAAGTTAAAAATCATGATCCATATCCTGTCCATGATGAAAATTATATTAATTTCTATATTAATAAACCTCTACTTGATTGTGAAGGTGCTTGTGTGTATCAATATGGTAAATGGGCTGAAATAATTTCATTACCTGAGACAAAGACTGTAAAAGTAAATAAAAAAGATAATTATATAATTAATCTTTTTAAAAAATTAAAAATAAAATAAATAAATGGGAACAGAAATGGAGGCATTATTAGCCGAACTTCGTGGATTAAAAAATAATGCTAGTACAATACAAAATACTAGAGATATTTGGGAAAAAATAGGTAATAAAGATTGGGCTGGTGCAGGTTTCAAGGATGAAGCAGAAGCATTAGAATGGTTAGAAAAAAATGCTTACGAAAATCTTGCTTAATAAATTAAAATAAATAAAATGGAAAATAAAATAAGACAATTTATTCAAGATAATGATTTATCTTTTGAACCTGGAAACAGAAATTTTACAATGATCACACTCATTGGTTATTCACAATTCTTAGAACTTTCTAAAGAAGATTTAGAAAAAGAACTTCAAGAAGAAATTGATGAAGATAGTGTAATTCAAGAGGAAATTGACAGACTTTGGAGTTATGCAAGTTCTAATAATTATGCTAAATATTGGAAAACAACACAAGCTAAAAAAGATTGGGAATTTTAATTTAAAACAAATGAATAGTACAATTTATATCATCAGTAAATATTCTGAAAATCAATGGTTAGAAAAAGATGGTAAATGGTATAAATATTTTGTAATAGATATTGATGATATAAATCTAGCTGTAAAGGAATATTGTAAAGATTTAGAATATATTTTAAAAGAAAATTCTATTAATTGGGATAAAAATAAAATGGAAATTACTTGGAATTATTTTCAAACTTGGGATGTTAAAAAAGAATATGAAGAAAATGATTATTTTAATATACAAGAAATTAAACACATTAAAAAATTAATATGAAATCATTTTTATTATATAAAAATTCTCCAACTGTTAAATGGGGATTAATACCAGATGGATTATTCTATGAAGGTGTTGTACCAGAAGGATATGACTTAGCAGTATGTCCTTCAGAAAATATTGTCATATTAGATGTAGATGAAAAAAATGGTAAATCAGGTCATAGTCATATTCCAATACATATTTTAAATCAATTAAAAACCACTTATAATTATAAAACTAAATCAGGAGGATCTCATTATTGGTTACATTACACAGGTAATAAAGTATTACTTAATAGAGCAACAAAATTTGGCTTAGATTTAAGAGTAGGTAAAAATAAATTAACTGGTAATAATGGTGGATATGTTAAATATCCACCAACTAATAAAGATATACGAGAATGTGTCCATCTTATAAAAGAAAGCGATACATTATTAAATCATTTTTTAGAAAATCTTTTTAGTAATGATAGAGAAATTACCTAAACAATGGTGTATTAAAGTAGAGGAAGATAATACACCAATTGAAGTATTAAAATGGAGAATATATGATAAAGATAGACGTGGTTCTGGAATATGGAATTGTAATGGATGGATAGATAATACTGGGTATTGTAGTAGTTATTTACCTTTAGATTGTGATGAAATCTCATTAAATGATTTCAAAAGATTAGTATTAAATCAACCACCTGATAACTATAATTATTTAATAACCCTATTAAAAAATTTAAATATAAAATGAATTTAGAATTATTAGAAGAAGCTAAAAAACGTTATCCTATAGGTACTATATTTATTTCTCCTCAAAATAGACGACAATATACTGTTACTTTATATAAAAATGTAGATGAAAGTTATTATTTAACTGATCATGATACAGAAGCATTAGCTACAATTAATTCATCAGGTACAGGTGATTTTTTATATTATAATGGTAAATGGGCTGAAATTATTTTATTACCTATTATAAATACGAATGAAAACTACAACTATTTAATTAAACTTCTTAAAAGATTGAATATAAAATGAAAGAACTTCCAGAAGTATGGTATTTAGAATTTAAAACAATAGAACAATTTAATGAATTATGTTTACTATATAAACCTAATTATAGTTTTTATGAAAGTATTGGTATAACTAATAAGAACACGGGTACAAAATTAGGAAATTATTATTATAAAGAACTTAATGTAAAATATGGAGAAGAAATAACATATGAACAATTTAAACAATTTACAACTAAGAAAATTGATATTAGTTATTTAAAGAATTTGTTTAAGAAATTAAATATAAGATAAAAGCGGGAATAGTTAATAAAAACTACCCCGCTTTCTCTTTTAATTTTATAACACTCTTATAATGTCTGTTAAGACTTTATTATTTATTCTGTTGCATTTGAAGAGATTTAATACTTTCTCCTAAATCCATTTTAGAAGGTGAAGCACCAAATAACTTTAAGAATTTAGCCATTATTTTACTATCACCTTTTTCATAGTAACCTGTAGCTTTCTCATATCTTTCTACATCTCCAGTAAGTGCTAAATTGAAAAAATCTTGTGGAACTTGTTCAAGAAAAGATACAGTTTTAGTTACATAACCATACATTACTGAAGGAGTTGATAAATTTCTTTTAATATCTCCTATATCCGGTAATCCTTTTCTATTAATATCTCCTAATTGACCAAAAGCAGATAACTCTGCATTTAATCTCATCATAGGTGCTAATAACATAGCTATTCTAGCTTTTTCATCATCATCTCCAGCAGCTTTCATCATACCTGTTAATCCTGCAATTAAAATACTTGTCATTAATATAAAAGCCATATCCATAGCATTTCTTCTAAGATTTGCTAATTCTTTAGGTGTAAGAGTAGAAGTATCTGTTTTTAAAACACTATTTAATATCCCGTCTTTTGAAGTATGGAAGCCAAATCCTACTTTAACCATCTCTTTAAATTCTTCTCTCATTAATCTGTAGAAAGTTCTATTATAACCTTCAGTAATATCCATTACTCTGAAATTCTTTCTTTCTCCTCTCCATCTTTTAGCAATTGAATTAGCCATAAAATTTCTCATAAATTTAATTACTCTGCTATACCAAAATTTATTAGCCATTGGTGCAGTCATTTTAGAATAGTTACCGTGAGTACTTTGCAGTACATAATTTAATTTATTTTTAAATGTATTTGAAAGTAACCCATTTGAAGTTGTAGAACCTAATTGAGATAAAATATTATTTTTAATTTCTATTTTTTTAGTTTCAGGATTCCAAGCATTTTTATATACTTCATATAAATTAGTATCACTACCATGCTCATCTTTTAATTTAGTTGTCTTCATTAATGCTAACATCATAGTTAATTGTACATTATGTTCTCCTAAACTTTGTAAAAACATTAAAGGTGAAGAATTCATTAAAATTCTAGCTTTAGATTTAGAAATCTTTCTACCAAATTTATCTTTAAATTCACCCATAAAAGGATCTACAATTTCTATTAATTGACCTATAAAAGTTTCAGGTATAGGATCTACAACATCTTTAATAAAATCATTAGAGAAAGAAGCATATTCTTTATTAGCCCATGCAAGTGTAGCTTTATCAACAAATTGTTGAGCATGAGATTCAATCATATTTTGAGCACCTCCTTGTAAATAATTGGCTACATTTGAAAATAATCCAAAAGGTAATCCCATACTTGTATTTGCAATTACTCCTGAAAGAGTATCTACAAGAGAATGTAAATCAGTTTCTCCTAAAACAGGTATGTTAACCATTGATTTTTCTCTACTAATTCCATAAATAGCATGATCTATATAATATTTAAAAAATGCTTCAACATTACTTTCAGATGAATCTACATAAGCATCTAATCCTGGAAGATTTAATTCTTCTGCAAATTTCTTTAATACTAATTTACCTTTAGAATCTGTTTTCTTAGGTTTGTTTGTAGCAATAGCAATTTGAAGAGCTGACATTAAAGGTTCTAATTTAACTCTTGATTCATATTGTAGAGCTTCTTTAGCAAATAATAATGTAGATTGAGCTAAATCTAAAGAAACATCTTCCAATGCTATTTTAGATGTGTACATAGTAGGTATAACTTTTAAACCACTTTCAGTAGTTTCACCATACTGCATTTTTGTATCACTTCCTACTTCATTAAATGCTCTATCCCATTTATCTTTAACAAATTTACCAATTCCATCCTGTGATTTTTCTAATCCTACTTTATTATTATAAGGTAAAATATACTTTTCTTCTTGAGATAATTGTTGAGGAAGCAATTGTCTGGATTTATGTGCTTGAGATATAAGCATATTATAGAAATTTAATTTTGGTATATCACCTCCATTTTGAATAGCAGTCCATTTATCATTAATGAATTTATCATTAGGTTCTCTTAATTCTTTACCTTCTTTAGTATCATTTCTAACTTCAATTATATTACCATATTTATCCATTTTAAAAGAAGCAATTTTCCAATCATTAAATTGTTTTTCAGAAATCAATTTATTTTCAACATCTTTCATTTTATCTTTTATAACAGATAAATAACCTTGTTTGATTACAACACCATTAATTACTTCATCTTTAGCTGCAATAGGTTTTGTATTTTGAGAATACCAATCATTTAATTTCTTCCAATATTCATTTCTATCTTCAATGTTTTTAATTGATTCTTGAAATTCTTTTTTCTCTTTATTGAATTTAGTAATATCTGTTTTTTGAACATAAGCTACTTCTTGTCTTTCAATAAATTCTTTTGAAACTGGATCAAAATAACCAAGTGTAATAATTTCAAATAATCCATCATTAAATTCTTTAGGATTATTTCTAATACCTTCTCTTGTTCTTGCATATTCTTTATATACAGGTAAAAATTCTTCCTGCAACTCCATTAAATGCTGACGTAACTCATTGTCATTATTATCAATAATTTGACTTGCTCCTGCTACAAATACATTAGGAGCATCTTGAGGAGCCATTAACCACATTTGAGCAAAAGAAATATCTTCATCCATACCATCTTTTAATTGACGAGTAATATCTTCTTCAGTAGTAGTTAATGTTCTTGTTTTAATCTTGATTTTATCTTTTAGATTTCCAATTTTCTTTTCTAGTTTTTTACTCTTATTATTACCAACCCCACCTGTCTTTTTATTTATCTCCAATAACTCTATTTGAGCTTCATTTATTTCATTCTGAATTTTATCTATTTTCTTTTGGAAGTCTTTAGTAAATTCTTCATTATCTGTAAATTGTTTAAAATTCTCAACCATAAAAGGAGTAATAGTTCTTTTATATTGATTATCAATATGATCTAACACTTTCTTTATATCACCTAATTTAGAAACTAAACTTTCAGGATCATTATTATCTTTACCTACTTCATCATAAAATTCTATTAACTCGTTCATTAAAGGTCTAAAGTGATTTACTTTCTTCTTATAACTCAATAAATTCTGAATAATTTCTCTATTATCAGTTATTTTTTTATTTTTAATTTCATTTACTAAACCATTAATTTTAGATTGTAAATTAAAATCTCCAGTAATAAATGTTTTATGTAATTCAGTTACATATAAAGCTAATCTACTTGCAGCTACAAAATCTTTATTTTCAATAACTCTTAACATTCTCTTTAAATCCTTAATACTATAAGTAGTATTTTCAGTTGAAATATGTTCTAATAAAGCAATTTCATTTTTAATTGCTAATACAACATTACTTACATTTTGTTCAAATTGAGTTTCATAAGTGTTAGCAATTCTAAAATTATGTTTTGAATCTATATTAGTTTTATTTAAATAAGTAGTATTTAATTGTAGAGGAAAATGTTTTTCAACATTAATTTTACTAACTTCATTTCCAGTGGTTTCTACAATATGAATAGGTAATATTTGTATAGGTTTAGAATCTTTAAGTGGAATACCTCTGGATTCTAATATACCTGCATACATAGATAATTGAGCTTCATGTTTTTCTTTTTTAGAACCTCTATCATTTTGAAATGCTTTATCATATCTATTAGTATATTCTTCTCCACTTTCACCTACTTTAGTATAATCTTCAAAATATCTACCATTAAATTTAGTTGGATTAACACTTGATTTTAAATCTATAATTTCACTATTACCAAATTCATCTACTAATATTAAATCAGCAGTACCTCCAATTTTCTCTCCTTCATTATAAAGAAATACTTGTGGAATTGCTACTTTAGTAGGATTTTGTTTTAAAAAGTTATTAAATTCATAAATAAGTTTATTAGTGATTTCTTCATTTATCTGACTTTCTTCACCTCTTTTATTTCTAAGTTTTTCTATAGTGGATAAAACATTTTCTAATTGATCACCATCAAATCTAAATTGAACTACACTTCTAAGAATATCATCAATTTGATTCCCCCAAATTCTATTATTTTCATATTTAGATTCATCAAATTTATCATCAAATTTAAATCTTTCATCTTTACCTATAATAGTAGAAGCTCTATCTAATACAGTATTATTTTTAAGTATATAATTCTTTTCTGTAGTACCACTTAAATCACTTGACATAGACATTAACTTCTCTGCATTTCTCTTTTGTTCAAATGTAGTATTAATATGTTCAAATTGTTGAGTGACAAGTGTATTTACTTCTTCACTCCAATCATTTTCTTTAAAAGTATCATCTTTAACTCCATTTTGTTTTCCAAGATTATTGAAGAAATTAAGACTATCTGTAATATCATTTGATTGAATTTTTTGAAAAAGTAAATCATCTGGAAATAAATCTTGATCTTGTACATATCCCCCAAATGAATTAGTTTGTCTTTTAACCTCACTTCTAATTAAACTTCTTGGATATTTTTTAGCTACTTCTTTTAAAGCTGCTATTTTAGTGTTAATTAAAGCTTGTTCTGTGTATTCTTTTTGAGGAGTGTTAGGAGTTAAACTTGGGTAAGTTCCATTTTTAATATTTAATTCTGCTTGAATATTCTTAATACTTTCTTTTAAATTATCTTTAGTTTGAGTTGGTTGAATACCATTAGTTTCTATTTTAAATAAATTGATAGCTTCTTCTAAAGTAATTTCTTTTATTTTATCAGTTAAATTCTTTAAATAAAACTTACCGTTTTCTTTAAAAACTTCTCCTTGTACAAATCTTTTTTCTCTACCAGAATACGCTGTAAATTTATCAGGTAAATTTTTATTTAAATTAATTTCAGGTTTAACTAACTTACCATATTTATCTATTCCCTTTTCTTTGTATAGAATAGACTGTAACTCTTCTTTAGAGTACCAATTATTATTATATTTATATTTACAAGCCATATTAATTATTATTTATTTTGTCCCAAAGATAAACTCTTGATTTTTTATACAATATATTTTCTATTTGCTTACCTAACTTATATTTTTCTCTTATCTCTTTAACAGATAAACCATTAATTCTATCTTTTATAGCTTCTATTAATAATTCATCAGAATATTTAGTTAAATGTCTTGACTGTATTTTTGTATTATTAATTAAATGCTTCTCTTCATCAGGAATAATATAATCAGAAACATCCACCCAAGTTCTATGAGATTTTATACTTTGTATTGTGTTTTGCGCTACATTAAACATTTTAGATATTTCTAAAGCAGTTTTATTGTAAGCAATTAATTTTTTAATTTCAGTTACCTGGTCTTTATTTAGTATATATCTTCCATTTTCAACTCTATTTTCCTTATCTTCTTTATGTTTTTTAGAAATAGATTTACTTAAATTTTCAAATCCTTTTGTTTTTATATATTTACCTGCTTTTTTACATATATTAAAAGGAGGGTTTAAATTGTCTAAAAACCATTGTTCTAATTTTACTAAATATATATCTGGGCAAATTGCTATTATTTCAAATTTAAAATTATTAATTCCATGCTTATTATAACTATTTTGTAATTTAATTGAAGAATGTTTGTTTCTTTTTAATTGATTAAAATGTTGCCATTCTCTGTTTTTTAAATTACAAGAACTACCAATATAAAATTTATTATTTACAAGATTAGTTATTTTATATATACCGCTTAACATTCTTTTTCTAATTTATTTATAAAATTGTTAACTTCTTCTAATCTTTTTTGTTGTAAAATTTTATTTACATTTTCAATAATTTTCTTAGTTTGGTATGGAACATCATCATCTGCTTCAAGTTCAAAGTTACTAAAATTTAATGATATAGCTAACTCGTTGTGGTGGTGTGATAAATCATCTACAATAGAAGCAAGATTTGGTTGAACAGTAGTTACATTACTTAAAGAAGGATATTTAGTATAACTAACTCCAAGTAATTCAGACTTTTTATCCTTATTTACTTTTTCGGAAGCATCCCAAACACTGCCACTATATACATCTGTGTTAGCAGCCCATAATATATCATTAGATTGTGGATATAGTTTAAACTTAATCTTACCACCACCACCTTCTAAATGTCCTATTTGTTTATCAATAGGTTTAGTATATGCAGATATTGCAAATTTACCACCAGCTTTTTCATTATCTTCTATATGAGATAATAAATTTTGCATCATAAGATTTACATCAAAATTAGAATAAGCTCCTACAACAGAACTAAACTCTTGACCTCTTGAATATATTTCTTCAGGATTATATTGAATGTTATTTACTCTTTTCCATTCTTCTATAATTTCTTTAGATTGTTCATATTCTTTGTTTTTTTCTATGAAGCCTTCTACACCTGCTTTATTTATATAATTATCAGATAAATTAGAATTCCATAAAGTAAGAATATCATCATCCAACATTATTCTATTAGTATCTTCAATATACCATTTTCCAGCTTTTTTATTATAAGTAGTATTGTCAAACTCATCAACAAATTTATTTACAGGTATTTCACTTGCTTTTTCTACTTTTTTTCTTATATTTAAACTAACATTATCTAAATCAACATCTTCAACACTTTTAGTTAATTGACCAATGTGTTTACTTGCTTCTTGATAAGTTTTAAATGTTTGATTATCAGGAGTGGTATATTCTACTTCATATCCAGGTAATATAAGTTTACTATTAGAATAGGCTAATAAATCAGCTAAATCATTAATAGTCATATTATCAGGTAATTTATCTATTTCTACTTCTTTTTGAAATAAAATATCTTTCATAAAAGATTTTATTTCTTTTAATAATCTTTTAAGTAAAGATATTAGTTTACCATCTTTAACAGCATCAAGTTTTTCAGCAGTCATCATTCCTAGGAGTTCTACAATGGCTTCTTCTTGTTGTTCTTCTAAAGTATATTCTGTTTTATTAGGATTTTCTTTTTGATATTTTTTAGCCTTTTGTTCATCATTAAATGTTTTACCATCTATTTTATACACATATTCTTGTACCCCAAAAACATCATCTTCTAAAGTAATTTCTTTTAGATTTTCTTTATATTGATAATCCCTCTTAACCCTATCTAATACTTCTTTACCTTTACCATATTCAAGTTCTTTGAGTAGGTTTTGGTATAATTCAGCTTTAGGGTTAGTTTGAATAGTTTTATCATATCTGTATATAATAGTTCCATCAGGAGCATCATAAGCTGCTAAATATCTTATTCCATTTTTTTCTATAACTTGATTTTTCTCAATAATTTTATCAGCATCTTTTTCAGTAAGATTTTCTTCTATTTGAAACTTACTACCATTTTTAATAGCTCTAATAATAGGATGTCCTAATATTTCATGTATTGGAGTGTCTAATGTTGCATAAGCTAAATTAATATAAGCTACATTATTTTCAATTTTACCTTTATAATCTTTACTTCTATCAGATTCTATTTTATAAGGAATACCTATTCTATCAGACATTCTAGCTGCTAAATCTCTAATAGTTTTTTCTGAAGCTATTTGTCCTTCATTGGATTGAGTTTGTTTTTGAAAAGAAGTATTTCTACCTATTTGATTTTCCATCCATAATTTAGAAGGAAATTCATCCAATCTATTATTACTTTCTTGCCATAGAGATACTATACCACCTATATATTCAGGTGTTTTACTAAACTCTTTAGCCCAATCTTGTATTTGTTGATTACTTATATTTGTACAATGCATATTATGATTTTAATGAATAACATTTTTTGGTTTTATCTTCTATTTCTTGTTTACTTTTCCCTGCTTTAACCATAAAGTTATTAGCAACTCTTTCTAATTCCTCAATAGTTCTATTTTTAGTGCCTTCTAAAGTTACTTTAGTTATTGCTGAATATTGATTAATTAAATTAATAAAATTTAATCTTACTTCAGTTTCATCTTTAGCTTTTTCCTTAGTTTTATTAAACATATTCATTTTCACTTTCTCTGTTTGTTCAGGTGAAAGTACCATGTCTAATTGATCTTTAATACTATTAGTTAAAGAAGATATTTCACCACTACCTAATATAATATGTTGATTATATAATGCTTTAGTTCCTTCAATATAACCATTTTCAAATTGATTAGCAATAGCTTTAGCTATATTTACTAATCTTTCTCTACCATTTTTATATGTTTTTAATTTAGCATCATTATTAATAATCTCATAAATAGTATTATTAAATAAATCACCATAATAAATATCACCTTTTAAAGATTCTTTACTTGAGTTACTAAGTTCTAGCACTTTACCTTCAGGTGATATTTGAAAATTAATCCAACTACCATCAACTTGAATACTATCTTGTACAGCAGTTAATTTTAAAGGTATTCTAGCACTATTTTTACCAGATAAATAAGTTATTATAGGAAATCCTATTTTACTATAAGGAATAATTTTATCACCTGATTTATATGTTTTAGCTATTTTTTTAAATATAACTATTTCATCTCTTAAAATAAATTTTTTATTTTCTTTTTTAATTTGAGATTTTTGTTCAGGTTTCATTCCTTTAGTAATTCTTGCAAATTGATTTACTACTAAAGTGTTATTTTTACTATCAAAGAATATAGGGTAATTATCTTCCAATACTAACTCCTCTTTTTCATTAGTATCACTTTCATTATCATTTACAAAATCCTCACTTTCAATTTTATTATCTTTAATCCATTTTTCATCAATTACTTTTCTTAGAACATCAATCTTTTGAGATTTTAAATCAAAGTAATTATTTTGATTTAATCCAAATTTAATTATAAAGTCTAAATTCAATTCTTCTTTAGACATTCCAAAAGTTTCTATATATTCTTTACTGGAACTCATTTTACTGAATAATTCTTGAACTTTATCTAAAGCATTTGAAGTTTCAGTAAATAATATAGGATCAATAGCTTTTATAAAAGATTGATTTTGAAACATTAAACCATCTTTAACTACAAGATATTTAAACATATCCTTAGCAAATTTAGTTTTAAGAGTATTAATTCTTCTAATTTCAGGATCTCTTTCTAAGATATTATTATTTTCTGCAAAATATAAATCATTAAAACTCGAAATTATACTTGAAATAATATCTGGATTTTTTAAAGCTCTTGAATTAGCTCCAAAACCATGAAATCTATAACCAAATAAAGTATTTTTATTTGCTTGTTTTTTAAGATAATCAATATTTTTTATTTCAAGAAATTCTAAGAAATCATTTTTAATTCCATTTTTATAATTATATTCAATTATTTGTAAGAAATTAGTTTGTAATTCATTATTCTCTTTAGTGTTATCTTTAGCAATTTCTTCTAAAGGAGTTAATAAAAATTCTTCAATTTTAGGAAGTTTATCATCAGTATTTTTAACACTTTCAGCATAAGCCATCACTGTTAAATATGATAAATAATGTTTTCTTAAATTACTTTGAAAATCAACATTACCTGCTTTATAATCTTTAAATAAAGTAAGTATATCTTCTCTTGTTTTTTTAGCTGTTGGAGTTTGAGATATAAAATACTTTTCACTTAACTTAGTTAAAGCTAAAGCTGTTTTAATAGATTGTTTTAAGAATTTATCTTTTTCAAAAATATCACCAACACCATTTCCAATTATCTTAGTAGTATCTTTATAATTTTTATAAAATTTATCAGTAGGTTTATCATTTTTTACAATATCTAAACCATTTTCACTAACACTCCATCCTAAATTATTTAAAGCTGTAATAAACTTTTCAGATTCTGCAAATGTGCTTTTAAAACCTTTAATTAATTGTAATAAATTTTGCAGATTACTAAATACAGTAGATGCTTTTTTATAATGGAAATATTCATTAGAGATTCTTTTTAAAATAGCTTTTTGATTACTTACAGGTTTTTCTTCTTGAGAAAATAAATCTTTTTGTTCTTGATAGTCACCAAATCTTTCTTTAAATTGTTGTTCATTAGAAATATCTTGACCACTTTCATTTCTAAAAGTCCATCCTTTAGGAGCTAATATTAGTGTAGGTAAATTTAATTTAAATCCTGCTTTAGCTCCTGCTTCATCTAAACCTGTTTGTCCTCCAGTTCTAATTCTTTCTATTGGATTTTCTAAATCAGGTGAACTTAAAACAGCTTGTAATAATTCATATACATAATCATCTAATTGCTCTTGAGTATATTTACCTTTCATAGTATATATACCATTACCAGCAATGTTTAAAGTCTTAGCTTTAGTTTCATTTAATTGTTCTACAATATTATCAACTATTTCTGGAGTTACTTCTAAAGAGTCTTTAATATCAATAGGAATATATTTTTTACTTTGTCCTTCAACAGAAGATTTAGTTAATCTTTCACCAGCACTTGTAAAATCTACTGCAATAGCTATTGTAGCATCAGCAGAAGCGTTTTTAATAGTTCTTTGTTTATAACCTGTAGATTGTTCTTCTAAAAAAGTAATTCCTTTAGAAAATTCTTCTTTAATTACTTCTTTATTTTTCAAAGAATCCAATAAAGTTTGATAATTTAAATCTCCTTCAAATTCAGATTCACCTTCTAATTGAAATATACTTTCTACTTTCTTCTGTAATTCTCTATTTCCTTTACTATCATCATAATCTTGTTTAGATTGAATAGTTTTATTATATGATTGAGATAATTCAGAAATCTTTTTAACAATTGGAGATTTCATTAATAACATTACATTATTAAAATTATGACCTACACCAATCATAGCTAAAGCTACAGGAAGTGTTTCAGTAGTTAAATTAAACAGATTAGCCATTTGCTCTTTAGCATTATCAGTCATTGCTGCTAATAATGTAGCTATACTATCTTGAACTCTTTGAGCATCTTTTTCATCTACTAATTTATTATTTTCATCTCTTGAATAATTAACAAAAGGTTCTAAATTAATCTTTTCACCTACTTTTCTTTCAATAGTTACTTTATTTTTAAATAATATTCCAAAGAGATTATTAAACAAAGCTACTGGTCCAATATTAGCAGCTCCTGTTGAAATAGATATGTCAGCAAGAGTTTTAGAAAGCATATCATGTACTCCATATCCTAAATCTTTATTAATTAATCCTTCTCCTTCAAGAGTTTCAATTAAATCTTTAAATAATTTAAGACTTGTAGGTGTATTAGTTATTTTATTATTACCATCATTATTAATTAGCTTTCTTTCTAATTCTAATAACATATTATTAGTTTCTCCTTTTGTTAAAGGTTCTATACTATCTATATTACCAGATTGATAAGCAATATAATTACTTTCAATTACATCTTTATTTTTATAAGTCCATTCTCCTTTATTGAATATAATTTTATTAATAATGAAAGATTGTTCTAATAAAGTTAATTCTAAAGATTTAATTTCATCAATGATACCTAATAATTCAGAAGTAGCTGGTTTTACTAATTGTTCTCTAGTAAATACATTTGGTATTTCTTTAACTTTTCTTAAACTATTTTCAGCAATAGTTTTTTCTCTGGTTAATTCAATTAATTCTTTACTATTAGTTTTTAAATCATTAAATGTAGAAGATATTTTTTTATTATCATAAGCATCAGATAAATATTCATTATATGCTTGTTCTTTAGCTTCTTCCAAAGTTGATTGAAATAAATAACTACCATATATTCCTGTTTTTTTATTTAAAACATTTGTATAAGTTTGATTTACTCTTACATATAAAGCATCAATATCAAAGTCAGCTCCAGATAATTCAACAATTTCATTTGGTAACATAATTGCATTACCATAACTATCAGGTAGTATATCTACTATTTTACAATTAATCATAGAGTGTTTATCTTCTGTTGGAATTCTGACTCCAGATATATATAAAAATTCTTGAGGTATTTCACCTTTGTGAAATTGATCTGCTGTAAATCCAAATTTCTTTAAGAATCTTTCACTTACTACAATTTCAGAATAATATTCATGTTTTTCTTTATCATAAACATCATGTCTTAATCTTTGAGAAACAATATTAGCTCCTCTTGGTCTATTATCTCCTTTAGATTGTCTAGTAGTGAATGTTTTAATTACATTACCTTCATTATCAATTTCTCTCTCTAATTCACTACCAACACTTGACATTAAAGATAATTTAGAACCAGCAACTTTTTGTTTAAGTGTACCACCACTAACAAAAGAAAGGAACATTGATTGAAATTTAGTTTCAATTGCAGGATTATTTAAATTGTATTTAGGTTTGCTACTATTTCCTTGTTGAAATAATTCTAGTTGTTGAGGATCAGCAGATGATTTTTCAATTGAATCTATAAAACTTTTTAAAAGTAAATCCCATTCAGCATCTCCATTTTCATCTAACATCTCTTTTTTAAGAGCTTTAAATCCTTTATCAGTTCTTTCAGCTAATTGTTTTTCATAAACATTTAATGCAGTACCAATATTTATTTCTTTATTTTTAAAATAAATTAAAGTTTCATTTATTTGTTCAGTAGAAATTAATCTTAAAAATTGAGTAGGATGTGTTATTTGTTTTTTAACTCCATCAGTTTTTTGTTGATCAATTAAACTTGCATTTGGTACAGAAATTGATGAAATAACTTTTTTACCATTTTCATTTTTATATAAAAAAGGTTGCCCATTACTAATTTCATGTATATTGTATTTACTTCTTTTCCAAGCACTATCATATACTGCAATAGCATTATTTAATTCCAGTTCATTTAATAAATTATGTTTATATTCTTTACCAGGGATAGCTTCAAATAAATTCTGATATTTTTTAGTTAAATAAGTAATATAAGCATTATCAGAAGGTGATGCTTGTAATTTCAAATCAAATAGTTCTTTATGTATTAGAAGAGCTTCTTTAAGATTTTCTTTTGAATAATTTTTTAATCTTGAAGTTGTTTCTCTTAAAATTGGAGAAATTGAAGTTTTTAAATACCAATCTAAACCAAAACCTTGTGTTTTATTAGGTTGGTGTTGTGCATTATTATCATAGAGGTAATCATAATCTTCTTTAGTTATTTTTTGTAATTCACCTTCACTATTTATATAATAATTTAAGCCACTATCAATTCCTTGATATATTTCTTTAATTCTATTATCAATTGATTTAGAATTTAGAATAACTGATAAATGATGAAAAGGAGTATTGAATGTTTGAGCATCTGTAGTATCAATTTTATTTACTACTTCAGATCTAATAGGGATTATATTTGTAACTCCACTACCATAATTAGAACCACTACCAATCATACCTTTAGCTCTTTTTACAAAGTCATTAGCGTTTTTACTAGATGTAGCATTGTCTCCATACATTAAAGAATTAATACCATAAGACATTAAATAGTCATTTAAAAAAGCATTTTTTAAAGCATTTTTATCTAATTGATTTCCAGAAATAAAAGATTTTGGTAATAAGTTAACTTCACCCTCTTTAAGAAGACCTTTATCTTCTAATAATTTAATATATTCGTCAACTTGAAAATCAATAAAATTAGATAATCTTTGTTTAATTTCTTCTTCAGAAAGATCTTTTTCATTTAATTTAGTATTTTTATTAGCAAAGTTAAATAACTTTAATCCTTTTGGTATTAAACTATTTAAATTAATTTCTTTTTTTATTGTAGAACCATCCTCTTGTTTTTCATTATAATATAATTCTTCTTTAGATAGGTTTACAACATTATTATTATTATCAATGTCTAAATAGAAATAAGTTCCATCACTATGTGTAAATATTTTAACTGATTTATTACCATTAGTGCCTTCTACACCAATATTTTGTAACATATAATGAAATCCTTCATTATATCCATCTTTCTTAAAACCTAAATAATATTCATCTATTTCACTTTGAACAATTTTAATTCTCTCTACTTCTTGATTATATATAGAATATAAGGAATTCAATCCTTTTTCATTAATTTTACCTTTTTCAATAAAATTATTAAAAGGTAATAATACCATTGGTATAGTAGATGCACTTTCATATTGAGAAGCTATATAATAAGCATATTTTTGTTTACCTACAACTTTTAAATTATATTTATTATAAGCACTATCAGCTAAAAGACTTAATCTATATAATATTTTAGCAGTAGTATCAGCATTATTATAACTTTTACCATCACTATCAGAAAATAATCCATAATTTTTAGAAGATACATCTACATCTTCACTATCTTCATACTCAGTTACATTAGTTTCTTCTTGTCTAATACCTCCAGCATAAGCCATAGTTAAAGTGGTAAATAAAGTATCAATATCTACATTATTAAATAGAGGATTATGATCTAACACTTGTAAAAAATTATCTACTTGATATTCTTCTGTAAAGAAACTATATAAATAATATGTACCATTTTCTTCATTATTTAATACTTTATCTTTAAATGTTTTAACATCTTTTGTTTCAAGATATTCTTTAATTAATTGAACATTATCTTTATCTTTTAATATATTTAATCTTCTTGAAATATCAGAAGGTGGTGTAATATCAAATATTCTTTTACCTTCTTGATTATTAAATGAAGATGGAATTATACTTGTATCAAATAAAGCTGTACTTTCAGCTACATCCATTAATTTACCAACAGCTCCTAATAAAGGTTCTGCTTTTTGAGTGGCAGGGTCTATATCATTATATATAGTGTTAGTTCCAAAACTAATACCTGTAGTTAATGTTTTTTCAATACCATCTAAAAATTCTAAATTAATAGGTTTTATATCACTTGCTGAAAAATTATTATACCAATTTATTTCTTCATTTGTAAGTAAATTAGTATTTCCTGTTTCAAATACAAAGTTTATTAGATTGTATTTAATAAATTGTTCAGGTAATTCAATACCTAAATCAGAAAATGAACTTTTGAAAGTATTCACTAAAGCAATTACAGCTTCACTTTTTTCTTGTGATTTAAGTGATTTTGTATTTTCTAATAAATCTACATATTTTTGTAAAATATTATCTATATTACTTTTATATAAATTTGCTTTAAAATCAATTTTAGCTTGTTCTAAATTGTCAATTCTTTTAGAATTCCAATTTCTTTCCCATCTACTAAATACTTGTTTACCAACATTTCTATTATTAGCATTTAACATTCTGGTTACACCTTCTTTAGAAAATAATACATCTTGTAAATAAGTTCTATTTTTTTCAAAATCAGAAGATATAAAACTAAATGTAGGTGATTTAGTTAATATTTTATAATATAAAGGACTTAATATTTCATATAATTTAGCAAAATCTTCAACATTAATTTCAGGTAATTCAAAACTATTATTTTTCTTTAATTCACTATAAATATCTTTATACCATTGATGTGTAAATGCTTTAATTTCAGGAGAAGTATTAGAAACAGAATATAATAATCCTAAATGTTTATAAGCTGGAGCACCAACTAACATTTTTGTTAAATTAGAATATAAATGATTTCCGTTAATAGCAAAACTATAATTTTTACTTTTATCATTAACTATATAATCATCAAATGGTTTTCCAATGCCAAATAAATCAATATTTGTACTCACTGAGGAAATATATTGCTTTACTTTTTTAGATGCTTTATCCCAAGCATGATTAATTTCATTTTTACTTTTTTGAACAATTCCTGTATCATTTAATTCATCATCTTCTAAATCATCACTATCATCTAATTGTTCTTGTAAAATAGAAGATTCATTTACAAGATTATATAAAGGAAGTCTTTCAAAAACTTCTTGAACTACTATTTCTTGATTTTTTAAATTTCCTAAACTTTTATATACATTTAAATATTTTGAAGCTGTCTTATTTGCTAAATCATCATCTTTAATAGAATCAATTAAATCAGCAATAACTTCATTATTAGGGTTAAATCTCTCTCTAAATAAATCATAAATATCACTAATTTCATCATCAGTAATAATTTTTGATCCTTTATTTTTTAATATTTTAGCAGCTTCATTTGTAATTGTGTTAATGATAGCTTCAGATATTGAATAACTTAAATATCCTTTTTTATCTATATATTTACCATTAGTTAATTTAAGTTTATATTCTTGTACTAAAAGTTTATTTACATCAATAGAATTATTGACATTTCTAATTACAGGAAATTTCTCTTTAGCATTTTTAAATTTACCTTGATAAATATCTGAGAATAATTGTGTTACAGCTCTTTCATTAGATGTATTATTTTTATCAAATATCCCTTTTAATAAATTCTTTATTCTTTCAAAGATTCTTCTTAACCATGATTGTGTTACAGATTTTTCAGCTTTCATATACTCCATAAAAGCATCTGCCATTTTTTCTTCTAGCCAAAGATTTTTTAATTCTTGTTGAGATAAATTAATTAAATCAGAAGATGATTCTTTTAAGGTTTGTAATTGTTCTTTAGTTGGTGTGCCATATAAAGATTCAGCACCATTAAGAGTTTTAATAATTCTACCTCTATCAAGCATTAATCTAAATACAGCATGAAAAGCTTCATGATATTCAAAACCTTTTACAGATTTACCATTTTTAGTAGCAAGATATATAGTTTTTAATTTACCTATAAATCTACCACCTACTTCACCTTTAGTTTTAAGGTTTCCGAGTATATCAATTAAATCAGTAACTTCAATAGTTCCATTAGGATTATCTTGAGTTTTAATAGGGAGTATTTGAGATAGATTTTTGATTGCAGTATTATACTCAATTAAATCTTGGGTAGATAATTCTAATAATTTATTAGCACCTTCTGTTTCAGCTTCATTTTGAGCATTTGTAACAATTTGTACAAATTCTTCTAAACTCAATCCTTTTTCACTAATTTTAGATCTACGATAAACTCTTGAAAGTAAATCTTCTTCTTTTGGTAATTGTTCAAAATTAACACCTAATTCTTCTAATTTATCTATATTTGGAGTTTGTTTAACTTCTATTTTAGGTTCTAAAGCAGCTAATTCTGCATCATATTTAGCGTTGATTTTATCTATTTCAGGTTTTAAAAGTTTTGATAACTCTTCTTTAGAATAACCACCTCTTTCTATAATCCTATTAAGTGTTTGACCTCCTCCCCCAATTTCAGGATTGTTTCCACTGTCATTAGAGTAAGCTAATTCCATTAACTCTCTTGAAACATATTCATCTACCCCTAAAACTTTTACACTATTTTTAGATGTCTGTTTTTCACTTGTTCCAAACTTTTTTAAAGCTTCTTGTCTTCTTCTTTTTATATCAGCTTCAATAAGTTGCTTATGAGTTTTGTTTTCAGGATTATCTAATTTTTTACCTTCAAAATAAACATTATCACCCTTAACTTCATAATTTGTATTACCTACTTTTCCTTGTGGTAAATCTGCATTTAAGTTTAATTCTATTTCAGATTGAGTAGTAGATGTAGGTTGTTCTTCTAATGCTTTTAGTTCTGCAGAAGGAGTAGGAGAACTTTCAACTACTTGTATTATTGTTTTAGCTTCTTCTTGAGCTTCTAATTTAACAGTATTTTCATTAAATAAATCTTCCTGTTCTTTATTTTGTATTTGTTCTTTAGCTTTTTGCTGTTGATTTATTTCTTCTTGTTGTTTTTCATTTCTAAGTCTTATATTTTCTCTAGTAGAAGTAATTTCTTTTACTTGTGTTCTATCAGGTCTTAAATATAAATTATATCCTAACTTCTTTTTAGTTACAAGATTTTCTAAAGATTGTTGATTATTTTTATTTAATAATACATTAGTATAGAATCCGTTTATTGTAGCATTTACGTTAGTTGCTTTTCTAAGTTTACCTAATACTGAATATTGGCTATCTTTTAAAATTAAAGAAGCAATTTCTTCATTTAATTTATTTTCATTTAAGACTTCATGTCTAAATTTTTTAATTTCTTCAATTTTTTGACCTAAAGTAATTTCTCCTTTTTCAAATCTTTTATTAATTGGGTCTAATTCTTCTTTACCTTTAGCAAAAGATTTAAAGAAGTTTTGACCATCAAAATAAATTGAAGAAGCTATAGTAGTTTTCTTCCCATTAATCTCTAATTCAAATGATAATTGCCCTATTTTATCAGAATAAGTAGATATGAAAGGAGTTACTTTAACTTTTTCTGTTTTATTTAATCCTGTTACAGATAAGAATAAATCAAAATTTTTAATATCTTCTTTAGGGTCTAATTCTTTTTTAGTTTTATCTTTATATTCTTCATAATAAGAACTCAAACCTTCACTCATAATTTGAAGTGCTGGTAATAATGCTTTTTCATTATTTAAAAAGTTAACTATAAATTCTTCATTATTATCTAATCCTTTTAATTTAGAAATAGTTTCATTTGAAGTGAAAATAGGTTGAATATATCCATTAGAATTAAATACTAATAAAGAAAATAAACTCCCTTTAGTGCTTATAGCGTTTTCTTTTTTATATGATACTAAATTTTGGATAGCTTTTCTTTCTTCACTATTTTCTTTATCATCTCTATCTCTCCATAATACAGTACCATCTTCATTTCTTTCTAATTTACCATTAATAATATTTACAAAATATAATTTTGAAAATCCCTGACCATCTCCAGTAGATTTACCAAAAATAACTATATTTTTATCTTCACCATTTACTTTAATAGTTTTAGTAGCAGCTTTAGTTAATACATTATCTGGATCATCAAGAGTGTCTTCTATTCTAGTTTCTATTATATTTCCATCTTTATCTTTATTATCAGTAAAATTCATCTCTATTTGAGATGAAAAAGAATTAAGATTAATCTGACCATTTGTTAAATTATTAAAATCTTCAAATGATATATCACCTCTTTGAGTGATAGTATTCAATTTATTAGAAAAACTATTTAATTCTGTTAAATATTGACCTAACACTTTTCTATCTTCAATAGTAGAAATTAAATCTGAAGGAAATAACATTCCTAATACAATCTCTAAATAACCATCTTCTTTTAATTTACTAAAATCAATTGGACTCCATTTATCATTTATTTTAAGATAAATTTGATTTGGCATTTGGAATCCACCAATAAGTTCTCCATCTACTTTCATTTGAAAGTTAAATGGTTTATTATTACCTCTTACACCACTTAATGAAATTACATTTTGATTATCTTTTTCTTTTAAATCTGCTACAGCTTGTTCAATAGATTTAGGATTTTCTAAATCTGTTAAAGTAAAAGTAATTCTTTTTCTAAGATCTTTTTCATTTGGATTATTAGCAATTGAAGCTAGTTTATTTTCTTGTTGTTCATTATTAAATAAACTAAATAATTCATTTATATTAGAGAAATATGGTTTTTTACCATCTTCTTTCTTTTGTTTTTCAGCTTCTTTTTTAGTTTGTTGTAATTCTATAATTCTTTCTTTTGCTTTAGCAATTAAAGTATTCACATTAACTTTCAATGTATCATTAACAGTTTCTTTATATTGTTTTAAATGAGCTACTAAAGCATCAAGTGTATCTAAATCATCTTCTTGATTGATTATTGTACTTACTTTTGAAATATATTCTTTCTGAGCTTTTACTTGCTCACTATCATCTTCTTTAACTTGTAAATCAACATTATTTTCAATTTCTTTTTCTGTATCTTTATCTATTTCAAGTCCTTGATTATGTAAAAATGTTTTAGCTTTTTCTTTTAAAAATTTTATTGTAGCAGCTCTTTCATTTCTTTTAACTTCTTTATCGAATTTCTCTCTACCATTTTTAGTATTGAGATGATTATAAACAGCAATTAAATCTTTTCTTTTTCTTTGAATATTAGCTAAATCATCAATAGATTGTTTAATTGTATCTTTATCAAAGATATTTTCACTCAAATGATTTTCAATATCTTTCTGTAATTGATTTAATTCTTTATGAGCTTGTAAAAAATTATCTACATTTTCAAAATTATTGTCTATTTTAAATCCTAATTTTGATAATTTATTTTTTGAGTTATTTATTTCATCTAATTTAGATTGAATTGAAGATTTTAATTCTTTAAGTTTATTTTTAGATTTATCTCTTAAATCTATTAGGCTTTCTTGATCTGATATAGAAATACCATCTATATCTTCAAGCATTTTTAATTCTTTATTATAATTTTTAATTTCTTTAGCTAATTCTTTAGTAATTAAACTATTTTGAGTACTATTAAAATTAAGTAATTCTTTTAACTTATCACTATTTACAGAATCATTTTTACTTTTAGATAATTTATCATTAATTAAACCAACTAAACTATCTTCTCTACTATCTAAATCATTAGTAGTGTACATTAAATGATGAATAGCTTCGTTAAATAACCTAGCATCTTTATCATTAAAATTTCTAACAGGAGCTACTTTAGATGCTAATTCTTTAGTAGATTGAAAGTTATCTACTTTTTTATTAAATTGTTCAATAACTTTATTTTTTCTTTCAGTGAGTTCATCATTACTTAATGCTTTTTCATTTGCATCTAATTTATCATAACCAAATTGTTTAGCAAAATCAGCATTATCCATGTCTTTAATCATTGCTGCATATTGCTCTTTAGATTCATTTAATAACCCTACATTATCTCTACTTTTAACAAATGAAAACATAGCATCACTTTCATGATTCTTAGCTTCAAAAAAATCTCCATTTTCAAGAGCTTCATCTCTTAATCTATTAGATGTAAGTATTGTAGAATTACTTTGTATTTGATTTTGTACATTATTAATATTAACTTTACTTGCTTGTTTAATAGCTGATTTAATAGCTTGTTTTTCAGCACTTTGTTCTTCAAAAGCTTCAAATACACCACCTTCAAATGAAGCTATAACTTTATTACCAAAACCTTTTACATTTTTAGTTTTACCAGTAGCAATACCCATTCCAGGTATTCCTAAAGCACCTATAATAAATCCAATTCCTGCGTCTTCACTACCATAAGTATCTTTGAAGTTTTTACCAAAGGATTCTATTAAATTAAAACTATCATTATAAGCTGTAGCATCAAATTTCTTTTTAATGTAATCTTGACCAATAGCTTGAAACTCTCCTTGAAGAGCTTCTTCATTCATTTCTGTTAAAGGATTCTTTAATATTTTTGCTGTTGTATAAAGAGCTTTTCTTGTTTTAGAAGCAGTTTCATAAGCAGCTTCTAAACCTCCTCTTAAAGCATAATCTTTAGCTAAATCTTTAGCTTCTGTATCTACAGCACCTTTACCAAATAATTTTAAATCAGTAGAAAGACCTTTACCGAATATATTTTTAAATTGAATAAAGTTGCCAACTGATAATAATGCCATATTAGCACCAAATATTAAATTAGCAGTTTTTTTAATTTCTCCATCAGCCATTGCTAAAGCATTAGCATCAGGTTCTACACCATATTGTTGTTTATATTGTTCTGCATAATTTTTTCTAGCAGTATCAAGAAAGTTTCTTGCTTCTACACCAGCTTCATAACCAGCACCTACAGCAGCAGATTTTACTATATCTTTACCAAGTGCTTTTAATTCAGCAGAACTTGCTTCTTTGCCAAAAAGAGAAAATATTTTTTTAGCTCTACTCATTAAAGAAGCAGTTTCAGCAGCTTGTACAACTCCTCCAGCTCCAAAAGTAGCACCAGTTAAAGCAGATAAAGCCATTTCAGATAATACAGCACCTACAGAGAAAGACATTCCTCCAAGTACACCATCTCCCCAGAATTGAGCATTATTTAATTTAGAGAAAAATCCTTCTTGTTCTTGAGCTTTTGTAGCATAAATAGGTAGTGCACTATCTAAATCTTTAGATTGTTTATCCATCCATCTATGAAAATCATTATCATATAATTTAGTCATATCACCATTTATGATAGCATTTGGAATAGAAACTAATCCTCCTATAATAGTATCACCAACAGTAATTGCTGTTTTACCTGCAAATTTAATTAATGCATTTGCAGTAGCATCTAAATTAGTTTGTTGTAAAGCTCTTTGATCTTGAGAATATTGAAAATTTGTAGTACTTGGCATTAATTCTCTATTACTAAAGCTTTCAAAATCATCTTTAGTCATAGGAATACTTGTCTGATTTGGTACTTGTACTTTATCAGAAGCATATTCTTCATTTTTAGAAGGTTTAATGATTAAACCTGTATTTGGATCAACACCTTGTACTGTTGATATTTCTTTTAGTATGTTGTCTAAAAAACCTGGCATATTTTTATTTTAAATTAAGGTATAAATATAATAAAGGTATCATTTTCAGATACCTTTTTAATTGTTTTAAATAATGATTTTGATTACATCAAATTAATTTTTAATTATTTAATATAATATTCTACAGTTGCATTTTTATTTGAAGGGTATTTTAAATCTAATTGTTGTTGAGCATAAGAAGCATTCCCATTACTTTCTTTTAATTTTTGTAAATAAAATTCTGTTTGAGGACCTCCTCTAAAATGTACAAGTTTTTCAATCATTGATTTTTGTGAAGGATCTACTTTATATTTAGTTATAATATTTTTAGCTTCACTTTCTAATACATTTGGAGCATACCATTCATTATAAAAACTATCTTGTAAAACATGATTTTTTAAAAATTGTTGAGGTGTTAAATTGGGATTTCCTGAAAAACTTTTTATTTTATTCCCCCATTCACTCCAGATAAATTGATATTTTCCATAAGCATTACCATTCACAGCACCATAACCATTATCAGGTTGCCCTTTACTTTCTAAATTAACAATGTCTTTATCTCTTTGTTTACCCTCAGAAGTTATTGAAATCTGATTATTGACTGCTGAGGGTTGGTAAAATTTCCAGTAGAAGGTATTATAGGTCTAGTTTCTTTAACTACTCTGTCAAGATACTTATCATATATTTGACTTGATACAACTTCACCAAGACTTTGAGACATATTCATAATTTGACTAATTAAAAACTCTTTAGTTCCTTGCTCACCTTTTTGTGCTTTTAAACTTGCAATAATTTGAGTATCTTTCATTAATCTCTCCATATTTAAAGTAATATTAGTTACTAAACCAATATTATTAGTATGGAAATTAATTCTATTATCTTTAGTTGATATTCCATTTATATCTGCACTATCATATAACTCTATTAAATAGTCTCCTTTAGAGATACCGTCTACACCTCTATTACCAAAATCTCTTTTAATAACAATATCTCCTTGTTCTTTTAATCCTGGATAAGTGTATCTCATATATCCAGCATTATTAGAAAGACCATCATGTATTTTCTTATTCTCCTGAATCATAGTTCTACTTTCAACACCTAATACATCATCTGCAATTCTTTCTAAAGAATTATCTCCTGCTATTTTTATACCTACAGTGGTTAACTCATCATTACTAAGATCAATATTTTTAGATTTATTTTTTCTACCTAAATCTAAACCACTTACAGTAAGACACGCATAAAGCTCTCCATCAATATTTTGAAAAGTAACTGTTTCTACAGATTCTACATTATCTTCTCCAAGTTTCTTTTGTTTTTTTAATCTTTGAGCTTTAAAGTTATCTAATTGTTCTGCTGTTAATTGTTCTCCTGTTCTTACATAAAATATATTACCACTACTCCCTTGCTGACTTATTCTTTCATCTAAAGAAGATTTTAATTGAGCTTTATATTTAGCTGCGTCATCAGCAGATTTACCACTTGAAGTAGTAGCAGCATCTATATAATAAACAGTCCCTCTACCAAGTCTTTGTATCTCTTTTAATTGAGCTAATTTATCATTAAAGAGAGTTAATGATTTAGTATTATTAACTGCTAATTTTTCTTTATACTCTTTATACGCATATGCCTCAGGACTTAATTGTGAAGGATTTGTTCCTTGACCAAATCTACTTCTCTCTCCTACAGGAGTATATGGTTTTTTACCTGAATTTAAATCATCTATTTCTTTTTGTAGTTCTAATTCTGATTTGGTTATAGAAAGATTATTTTTCTTTTTATATTCATCAAAAGTAAATGTTCCTTTTTCTTTTTCAGTATTATAAGCAGTACCTGTTAATTGAGTCCAGAAATCATTTAATTCTTGAAGAGTCCCATTATGACTATCTAAAGTAATTTGTTGAGATTTATATGCTTTTTCCATTACATCTAACAATCCAGCTATTTTAGATTGTTGTTCAGCAGGCATTGCTTTAAATGTTTTAGTATCTCTTATTTTAGAAAAATCTGCTAAATCAACCTTAGCACCACCATAAGGTGTATTAGTTATAGTAGCTAAATTACCATTTTTAGTATATTCATTAATAATTTCTTTTGTTTTATAAGCTATATCAGATTTAGTTCCAAGTTTATCATCTCCTTGAATATAAGATTTTAAAATATTATCTTTTGTATCTCTTATTGTCTGAGTTAATTGTAAAACATCTTTTGATGTCATTTGTTGTTTTTCTATAAACCCTGAAGCATCTTTAATATCACCTAATTCTGTAAAATCAGGATCATAAAAATCTATTTCACCAGCATTAATTAAACTTTTAATAGAAAAATCTTCTTCTGTAGGCTTCTCCATTGATTTTTTAAATGCTTCAAAAGCATAATCATTTTTTATAATACTGATTTTATGAGCTACATCATTTCTTCTTTTAAGTTTAGAAACATCTTCCACCATTCCATCTAATAAATCTTCACCATAAGTATTTTTTAATTGATTATAGCTTTTTATAGAATTTACTTTACCGATATTATTTAATATTTCTTTTTTAGTAGAAATTAATTGTTTTTTTTCAGTATCATCTTTAGATTTAGATATTTGATCGTCAATTAATCTTAATTTTTCTTCATTAACTTTATTAAGTTGTCCTGTAAATAAACTCCAATTATCATTATTTACTCCTTGTGAGAATAAATCTAAATGACTTTGTTCATTAATCCAACCTGTATATCTTGGATCTTTAGATATTAAAGGTTTTACTAAACTAAATATTTCATCAGGGTCTAATTTATTTGAATGTGCTTCATCTAAATAAAAATAATTACCATCAGTATATATATGATTTCCAGGAGCTAATTCTGATAATCCTTTAACTTCACCATAACTTGTATTTTCATTTACAGCTATTTCTTTAGCAAAATCTAAGGATGCTTTTACTATATCTTGATAACCTATTAAATTAGTAGCAGGAGCACCATTTAATTCTCCTGTAGATACAGCTCCTTTATATCTTGAAATTACTTCTTGTTTTTTAATTTGTTTATAAGTATCTGGAAGATTAGATTTTTCAATATCATCCATAGATTTAGCTATATCAGTTTTATTTTGCATTAATTGATACTCTACTCCACCAGGTTGTTTTTCTCTTCCTATTTGTTGTAAATAACTTTGAAGGGCTTTATTTCCTTTATTAGTTCCTACTGTAGCATAAGTCTTAGCTAAATCAGCTTCAGCTTGTTGTCTATTTAATCTAAGTTGCTTTTTAGTCATAGGATCTGTTGCTAGATTAGAAGAATCTATAGGAGCATTTAAAGCAGCTTGAGCTAATTGATAACCTTGTTCTTGATTAGTTAATAAATTATCTACTTGTTTCCAGTCTGGAGACCAAATAGGAATATCCCAATTTACAGGAGCATAATTTGTATATCTTGTAGTACCCATTATTTAGTTAAATATTTATTTTCAAGTTCATGTATTTCTGCATTCCAAGATGCTTCTGTGCCACCTGCTGCTAAGTATTTCTTTTTATTTTCAGCTTTTAAAGTTTCTCTTTTAGCTTTATCAGATTCAGATTCTAATTCTCCTGCAAATTCAACAATATTAATTCCAGCTTTATTCCAAGTTTTGTAACTTGTAGGACCAAAATTAATTCCTTTAGCTTTAAGTATGTTTTCCTGAAATTGATTTTCTTTATTTACATAATCTTTCTTCAATAAGAAATCTCCTAAACCACCAATGCTTTCTTTCAAGAATTTATCTCTTTGATTTTGTACATTACCTTTAGCTCTTGCATTTAAGTCTTCAGCATAATTTTGAGCTACAACTTTTTGTTGTCCTAAATTATTTAATACTTGAGCTTCATCAGCTCTATATTGATTATTCTGCAAAGATTCATCAAATTTAGTTTTAGCAATAGCATTTACATTATTAGCATTTAATTTTTGTAAATTAGCTTGCATTACACCTACAGATGTAGAATTATTTGCAATATTTTGTTTAGCACCTGCTTCTTGTAAATCTAATTCATTTAATATAGATTGTACATCTACACTTCTATTTTTCATTATACCCTTAATAGCATTTTCTTCTGGATTATATACAGGATTAACTAAATCAGGTTTTTTAAATGCTTGTATAGCATGTCCTAATAATTCAGCACCTTTAATTCCATAACCAGCAATTTCTAAAGCTGAAGGTTTGTTTTTACCATCAACTCCTTTTACAATAGGAGTGCCTACTTGACCTGGTTTATAAAATTCATAATCTGATTTAGCTTCTGAATTATCATTAGTAGTAGTATTAAATTTTGATTTATTTAAAGGTCCTAAATTACTTCTATCTTCAACTGGTCCAATATTACCATAATTTAAAATATTATTTTGTTGCATTAATTTAGTAAAATAATCTGGATCTGAAGGATCTAATTTTCCACCTGTTTCATATTTTTTAATTTTTCCTCCCATTTTCATTTTATCATTCATTTCAAAAAAAGGATATGAAAATTTATCAATAAGTCCTGATTGACTTCTTGGTAAAAAGATTCCTTTTTTAATATAATCTTCTCTTAATTTCTCACCTGTTTTGTAATTATCTAAAGTACCAATATCTTTATTTGTTGGTACAATTTTATTATCTAATAAATCTCCAGTATAATAATTTTGTTCATTTCTATATTCTTCAGGTACTTTTTTAAGCCATTCTTGATATTCAATACTTTTTATATTTCTTGGATTTGGAGTTTTAATACTTCCACCTTTATCAAACTGCTCTATCCAAGTAGAATTAGTATCTTTTCTTTTATAAATTTTCATTCCATTAGGAGTTTTTACTGTTTGTGTTAGATAATCAGGTAAAGGGTTTCCTCTATTGATAGGTACATAATTATCACCCTCCCATTTACCTGCTGGCATTCCTTCTTTATAATATTTACTTTCTACACTAAATGTAGGATGATTTGGTAATTTATATTTATCAGTTAAATGTTGATTTTTATCTTCAGCTTTAAAATTAGGATTGTCTTTATAAAATCCTTTTAAATCATAATCACCTTCATATTGAAGATTTTTAGGTAAAGTTTTTCTCCATGCTTGATAAGATTCTTCATTTCCTTCTTGCTCATCAGGAAAAGCAAATTTCTTTTTAGGAATAGGTACTTTTACTTCTTCTTTCTTTTTATAAATAATAGGTTGAACTGGTTTTTTATACATTTGCATATCTCCAGTATAACCATTTCCAAAATTTCTTTCATTAGATATTTTTTCTGGTATTACAGGTTTGCCATTTAATTTAGTTAATCTTGTTCCTGCTTGATTATATTTATTATTTTTATTTATAGTACCATCTGTATTGTAAAATTGATTAACATATTTTTTCCAAATATCTTCTGTTGTAGAAGGATTATTAAGTAATTTATTACCTTCAATTCCTAATTTATATAAACTTAAACTATCATTATAAGCTTGAAGTCTTTTATCTTTAGGATTGTCTGTGTATATAGGGTCTACTTTACCTCCATTTTTAAATTGAAAATTATTTTTTTTAAATTTTATCTTACCATAATTATTTATAATAGGGTTTAAATTAGAAATATTTTCCTGTGGGTAATTTAAATCTTGAAATTTTTGATATTGCTCTTGACTAGTAAAAAATTTACCATCAGGACTATAAAAAGAATTATCCATCATATCGTTAAATGAATTTACATTTCTTCTTTTATTTAACATTCCTCCTAGAGCAAATTCTTGAACTTGAGCTAATAAATTTTGATTTTGTTCTTCAGCTAATTGTCTTTGTTTCTCATTTTTCTTCATAAGTTCTGTAAGTTCTATATCTAATGAATTTTTAGATATTACATCTTCTCTATCTTTATATTTTCTATTTATTTTATCAGCTTGTTTAGCAAATGTCCAATCATTTTTATATAAAAGAGTATCAGAAAATATATAATCTTTATAAGAGTTTTCTTTTTTCTCAATTTCAGCTACAGCTTTACTTTGGTCATTTGTAGGATTTTTATTTTTGTCAATAAATTGACCACCTTCTTCATGAGATTCAGTGTTAAATTGTTTAAAGTCTTTAGAACTTGAGTTAGTTACAAGTCCACCTAAAGCCATTTCTACTACATTACCAAAATTTAAATTAGATCCTTTATTTTTAGTTTCAAATTGTTTATCAAATCTTTTATCCATTTCTGGAAGAGCAAAATTACCAAAAGGAAGAAATTGTAATGCTTTTTGACCTGCTGTAAGATTTTTATTATGTATAGAACCTAAACCATTTTGAAAAGGATCTGTAATACTTCTCATAGTTTCTTCACCTTTTTTACCACCTATAGCTCCACCAATACCATTAGCCATTTTTTCTATACCTCTAAACATTCCTATAAAAGGATTAGATTGAGCTAATTGATCTTTACCTTTTTCTAGTCCTTGCTGTTCAGCAGTTAATTCTACTTTAGAAGGCGTTGCACTTCCTATGCCACCCATAATTCCTCCAGCCATACCTACTTTAGCATCTGTACTCATTCCTGTTTGTTGTTGACTGTAATCAGGTATAGAACTTAATCCTGAGTCATATCCTTGTAACATATTACTATCAGCTAATTGTACAGTGTCACCTGTAGTCATATAACCACCAGGAGCATATTTAGGTATTTTAAATTTCTTTTTTAGTTTCATTATACTAAGTTAATACATTTATTATTTCTAAGCACTAAATTAATTATTTTTAATTACAAATTTAATTATCTGAAAGATGTGCTATTGTTATTATTAGTGATAAACACTTTAAATTTATAATTTTTAACTTTATCATTAGTAAAGAATAATCTTATAAATTTGATTTTATCTTTAATATCAGCTAATTCATATAAACTTTTATTTATATTAATTAAATTCTGATTTTGTACTTTATCAATATATCCTTTGTTGTTGAAATCTAATTTAATATCATTCCATTTACTTGAAACAGAAGGAGTACCACTTCTCACACTTAAATCTCTAATTCCAGAAAGCTTCCAGTTTTTATCTGTGGAGTCTACAATTTTATCTGTATTACTCCAGCTTATATTTTCATAAGGATTATCTTTCACTTTAATATTAAATATTCCTGAAGATTGTGTATTAGTATATACAAGTCCTTTTTGAAAAGTTATATTTTCTATTTCAGTGTATTGCTTCAATAATAAATCTAAAACTTCTGTAGTAGATAACCAGTAAATACTATTCAATGAAGTTGTCATTACATCTTTATCTACATATTCAATTATAAAGTCTTGTTTATTTCCATAATAGCTTTGATAATCACCTTTATCATGTTGCCATATTGTGCTCAATTTATTATCTAAATTATCATATTGATTATTTACAGAATTCAATGATGAATAAAAAGTGTTTGCATCATTAAAATAAAAGTTAGGTAGATAACTATGAAAAGATAACCAAGCTTCATTCATTAATGAATAACTAATTGTCCAAGATAGATTTTCAAATCTAGTGGAATCTGTAAGATTATATACTTGATTAGGATTAAATGTAGATTCTTCAATTATCTTATAATCTTTTTTAGTGATTATAATTCTTTTATGTCTAGGATCATATGTAGTAATAAAACCTATTCCATTAATTAAACTAGGTTGATTATTTTGAGGATATTCTTCACTAAATAATCTTTGCCATTGTTTATTTAATTGTATTTCAATATTTTCTTCAAAATAGTTTCTCATACCTGTAGCAGAGATTTCCTTTAATCCTTGACTAAGTAATAATACTTTACCTGTAAGATCATCTACATAAACAGTTCCAAATTCTGTTGTAATTGTAGCCCATTTACAAGAACTTCCACCATAACCATATTTAGTAGAGATCAATTCTCTTGGAGGTACACTAAAGAATTCTCCAGTACCTACAAATAATGTAGTTTGATCTGTATTTATTTGATATGGTTTTGTTACTATCTTATAAATAGATTGTTTTGTATGAGCATAGAGTTCATCAAAATTAATAAATAGATTTGTTATTGGTCCTGTATTAGCTGGTAAATCTCTATAATTGTTAGCGTAGAATATTCTATAATTATCAGAAGTTTGTTCTTGATTACCTTGTTCAGAATAAGTTATTCTTACAGGAAAGTTTTCTCTGCATTCACTGCAATAATCATAATTTAATTGCAGAGAATAATATGGTTTAATAGTATCATTTTTAGAATAATCTCTATTGTATAAATATTTATTTTTAATGTAAGTATTATTAAACCATGCTGAAGTTCCTCCATCACCTAAGTTATCAAAATTAATATCTTTACCATTCCAATCTAAATCTAAAAATTTATTCCATTCACCATTATAATAATCCCAAAAAGTATTATCTTTACTTAATACATCTAATAAATCAATACTTCTTAATTCAGTATTTATTTCACTTTCAACAAAATAAGTGATGAGTGTTTTATTTACATCAAAATTTTCAGATACTTCTGTACATAAAATTCCAGGACAATTTTGTTCTACACATAATTTATTAAATGCTGACGAAAAAAAACTAAATTTATTTATAAAACAATCTCCTCCAAATAAAATAATTCTATTTATGTTTGTTGGTAATATTTCATTATGTAGTTTATAATATTTTCTAAGATTTATTTGCCCATACATTGTTCTATTATATAATTTCATAGAAGTATAAAAAGCATTTACATTTCCTGTTACAAAAGCATCAGAATCAGATATTCTATCTATTTCATCATTAAGTTCAAATGCAGTAGTTTCTTGAGAGTTATTATTTAAAAACCCATATTTAAAATAACCTTCTGCAATTTCAGTATCAGCATCTATGTATGTAGCATCTTTTTCAAGAGTTAAATTAGTTTGTTGATTAGTTTTTATTGAATTTTGATTATAATCAGCTTTCTTGTAATATCTTGTAATTTCTGTACCTCCTTGAGAATCAGTCCATGATTCTATATTTCCTTCTAAAACTCTTTCTACTTTCATATAAGTAGAACTTAAAGAAGATTTATAGAACTTAGATACTGGTCCATGAAATGAAATTGATTTATGATTATAAATAGCTCCATCTACACATGCTATTGTAGGACCTCCAAAATCAACACATCCTTGTCCTTCAGGGCAATCCTCACATGTAGTTTCCATAGTACCTACATAATCTGTACCATCTCCACAATCAGTATCTATTGAAGAATAATTAGGGATAAAAGGGAAAGGACCACTTTGTTCTATTTGATGTCTTCCTGCAATTGTAGTCTGCACATAATATTTTTTCTTATCTCCTCCATTAACTGCTATTGCAGGTAATATAAAATTTTCATAAATTAAACCTTTATCAATAATAGTTTTATTTTGTTGAGTTCTTTGTTCTCTAACAATATATACACCAATTACTTCATCAGCATATTCTGCTGGTATTTGAATATTTGAAAATTCTAACCCTAAAGGAAGTATATAATTTATATCATCTACAATAGTAAAATGTTCTTCAAGTGTAGTATCAGGCATCTTATGATGTCTTATTTTCTGACCTACAATTTTACCATTAATTTCTTCTATTGGATAAATGTAATTATCATTACAATCTTTTAGAATAGGATAATGTTGTTCACTTTCATAAAAAGCTAACTCACCTTTAGAATAATATTCATCATCTATAGTATTTAATTCTCTTCTATAAGCTGTATTATATGCTTTCCATCTTTCACAATATCTTTTACCACTAATAATAATAAAATCACTTGGGATTAAAAATTTAAAATCTGGTAATAAATTACCTCCTAAATCTTCTGCAAGTATTAAAGCAGAGTCCCAACCTGTATCTGTTACTCCAGTATTATTATTTGGTCTTGAATGTGTATTAGGATCTGAAGCAGGAAATAAAGTTCCTACATTAGGATTATTTTTAGCTCTACCTACTATATGAAAAGCAGGAGATTCTGTACCATCAGTAAATACAGCAACTGCTGCAAATGAATATATTTCATCTCTCATTTCAGTTCTATAGTCTGAATATGCTGTACCTGATTTAGATAACCCACTTGTAGAAGATGAATTATCAGAAGTATGTTTTATAGCTTTAGTTACATAATTAACACTTATGTTTGCAAATAATCTCTGAAATTCAGAATAGTTTCTAACTTTACCTTTAAGGTTTCCTTTAATAAGTCTATTATCAGTTTGTGTAATAGTTTCTGAAATATTATAAGGGTTCGTGGAAATAGTTAATTCATCTAAAGTAATAGTAGTAGTTCCATCAATTTTAATATCTGAAAGAGTGTAAGGCATTTCTTCAGCAGTTATACCTATTTTCTCAACTCTATAATATGTTGTAACACCATTCTTACTATATCCTACAATAATATTCAGATATAAATAACTCATATCTAAATTATCTATTGTAAAAGAAATAGATTTATTTGTTGAAGGAATATTAGTTCCTGGAATCCCACCAATTATATTTTTGTAATCTCCATTATAATTTCCATATACAATAGGTATTGGAAGTGTAAATCCAAATTTATCAGAAGTGTTTCCAAATTTATCTTCGTATTCTAATACTAATTGATAAACACCTAATTCAAGATTACCTCCTGAATTATTAATTACAATATCTTTTACAGATGCAATATTAAAATTTCTTTTATTTTTTATAAGTTCACAATCAAAGTTACCAAATCTATCTAAATAAGAATGAGAAGATGGATTTTTTAATATTTCATCAATGTTCATCACTCTATCAGGATTCATTCCATCTACAAAATAAATAACTCTCTCACAACCACCTAACACTCTATAAACACCTTGTATTTGGTTTTGGAAATTTAAACATGTAGAGTCTACTAATGTAATAATTGAACAACTATTTAAATTAGCTAATATAATTTGATTTAAAGTATTATTCTTATCTTTAATAAAAAGTATTACTTCATCATTATCTAAAGTGATATATCCTATAGGAAAAGAATTAGTAGGTAAATCTAAACATTCTATATTTCCAAGTTCAGCTATTAGAGTTGTAAAATCACCTTCCATGCTTTCATTAATAGCATTTAAAGCGAAAGTATATGTACTATCCCCTTGATTAAGTTGATACATGTCTTTATTAAGACCTTTAATAAATGTATTTAACTTTTGTTCCATTAAATATTCACTTTAAGTTGACTTCCAAATCTTCTATTATAAACTGTATCATAAACACCTTTATTAAATATAGTGTAAGAACTAGCCCATTTTATATTTTTAAATACAATGTTTTTCCATTCATTAAAATCAAAAGTTTTAGTGATGAATATACCTCTAACTTTTTGAAATAAGTTCTGAGCTTTATTGATGTATAAATTATACATATTAAAAGCCCCTTCTTCTTTCATATTCATTCTCACTTCCCAATGTTTAGCCATACACCAATTAGCAAGAGCTTGTATTAGATCTTCATTATCTGGTATAATATATTCACCATCTTCATCTACAGCATATCTTAAATATGCTAAACAAATATATCCACTCTCAAAAGGAGTGGTGATATAACCATTAGGAGATAAGCTATAAGATAGTTCACAATTACTTCCTATATTAGGACATGTATCACAATGGAATTTACTTGCAAAAGGTAGATTAGTTAATTTTAATATTTGAAAATTATTTCTAAAATAATTTGTATTATAAAATCTTGAATAATTAGCAACCACTTTAATGTTATCATGGCTTGCTATTTTATTCACATAGTCTTTATTATATCCACAATCACAATCTTCTAATTCTTGAGCATCACTTACACATGGTATATAATGATTTATAGGTGAAGTGACTAATTCTATTTGAATTAAATCACATGGTAAAATAGCTTTATGATTTTTTACTTCAATAAAAACAGCTTCTTGTTGATATGCTTTTTTTATATTTAAAATATCAAGACCATTTATAATCCATTCTATAATATCATCTTCTTCATATTGAGTTTTATCAATTGCTAATCTATTGATTACTGCTCTTACATTTGTAAATTGCATTTAACTTTCATTTAAATAATTTATAATAGTTGTATTTTCTTTTAATATTTTTGCTAATTTTAATTGTTGTTGTCTCCCTAGAATAAAAATAGTGATATATCTATTTGTAAATTTCACATCTCCACTTTTATCCCACTTTAAATATACACCATAACCTTGACTATGGTAATTTTTATGGAAGAACACTTTTTTATTATCAGGATTAGCTTTATTATATTCTTTATATTGTCTTGTAAGTCCCCAATCTATATTTCTTCTTTTAGTTTTAATATCTGAATTTTTACATTTACGAAATACTAAGTGTCCAAATTTATGAGGCATTTTATAATTATACCCCCAAATAAGATATTCAAATAGAAGTACATCAAAAAATACTTTTACTATCTCAATATACTCTGATCCTGTAATACTGAATTTATGATTATCAACTATTTCCTGTTTAGGAATATAATGTATTCCTCCACTGCTTTCTGTACTTTTTTTCTTATATGGATAGGATTTAAAAAAATCTCTAAGGGTTGTTTTTTGTTTTGGGTTATTCATCATTATACAGATGGATTTGCATTATTAGTATCATCTTCTCTTATTTGAAGTGGTATTTTAAGCATATCTAAAGATAATTGATACATTGGATAACTAAGACTTCCTTTGATAGGGAAATCAGTGGTATTTAAATCATAGCATTGTGTAGTGTTTCCTTCTTCATCACAAAAACTAATTTTAGCTAATTCTAAAGGATCTTCAAATATTCCTTCAATTAATATTCCTTTTAATTGGAGAGTATTGAATACTACTAAATAACTATTTGTTATTCCATATTTAATTCCTTTTTTCTTTGTTTTAGTATATTTCAGATTTTTTAAATCAGTGGATAATACAAAAGGTATTTGAGAACTTCCATCAAAAGTTAGAATTCTTAAAAGTTCTTTATTTCTTCCTGTAAGAACTTTTGGTAACTTATATTTAGACTTTAACACTTTACACTTTACTTCAAATGGCAAACACTCACAATCATTGTAAGTGTCTATAATTAGAGGCATACATATAGTTTGCTTATGAAATTCAGAATTTTTAGTGAATTTTTTATTTTCTCTTTCTAAAAGAGTATTCCTGCTATCTCTTAAAAGAGAATACAGGAATTCATCACTATAAATAGTATCATCACTATGTTGTTTAATAAATGTTCTTAGCTTATATATATGTTCAGGAATTGTTGGCATAATAGTCTTTTAATATTGGTTTTAAATCTTCAACTTCAAATAGTTGATAATTTTTATTTGTCACTCCATCTTTAGATAACCAAATGATTATTCTTTTAGATATATCAAATCCTTTTTCTTCCATACACATATCATATAAATTCAATTGTATTTTGTAAAGATTTAAAGGAGTTTGAAGATAGTGTTCAAATGGTTTTAAAAGTTTTTGTTTTTTAAAGTTTTTATGTAAATCTGCATTTGATTTAAAATCTAAAAGAATAAAATCTTCAGTATCTAAATCAAACATTAATAAATCTGCTGTTCCAGCATAATTATATTCTTTATTATATAATATGATTTCCTGAGCTATCATTATATAATTAGGATGATCTTGATAAAATTCTATAACTCCTCTTTCAGCATCACATGAAGGTTGCAGAGAATTATCAATATAATAATCCTCTGCAAATTTATGTATTCTGGTTCCTCTTTCAGCACTTATCCTACCTTTCTCTTTCCACTCAAAGAGTATCTCTTCTTCAGTTACACCTTTTGCTCTTGCAGACCATTTAGCTATTGATAAGTCAAAAGGAGTTTCAAATGCTTTATATTTCTTTGAAACTGAAGTTAGAAATTTAGTTGTTGGTTTATGTAAATAAGTGTGACCATATTCAATAAATTCTATATCCTGAAATGCAGTTTTAATATCATTTTTTATATTTTGTAATAATTCTTCTTTATCGTTTATCATTTAAATATTTTAAATAGGTTGAATTATTGATTTTGTATTTTATTTCATCTTTTCCACATTGCATAATATGTTGAATAGTTCCTGCTGGTGTAACTGTAGTTTTATAAAGTGAAACATCACTAGAACCGCAAGTAGGACAACAATATTTTTGAGTGTTATTTAATACTCCAACATGCATTACTGTTTTAATATATTTTCTAAAATATAAATATATCTGCTCAGTTGTTAAAACATCCTGGTCATTATACTTAACCATTTCTTTAAGAGCTTTTTCAGATTTTTCTTTATTTCCATATTGAATATCTTCCCACATAGAAGCTCCTGCATGATTATATTTTCCTTCAAAACCTAAATACTTAGAAATATAAGCCATTGAATAAGAAGGTAATCTAAATAATCTCTTAGCTTCTCTTTGTAAATCTAAAGATCTCACATGAGTGTTAATGTCAAGATTATATTTTAAAGCTCTTACATTTATTAATCTATTATCAAAATTATCATTATTAATACCAATTACAAAATCAGCTTCATTATAAATTTTTGAAAATTGTTTAATAAGTTCTTTATCACATTTCTTTTTATTATCCCAGATTAAACATTCTATTTTTTCACTTCCTAACCATTTATAAGATATTGAAATTATTTTAGTTTCACTTCTAAGTGAAGTATGAGAAACAAATTGTTTACCAGTCCACCAAACATCAGCTAAAAGTTTTGTAGTTTCAATATCATAAATTAATATTTTATTTTCAACTTTGATTTTATTTTCAAGGGCTTCATTAACCCATTTTGAAATTTTCTTTCTTTCATTTTCTGTATAAGGTATTCCATCTACTTCACACATTAATTTTGCAATGTCTATTATTCTTTTACCTGATTTATAGAGTATAAGGCAATTCTCTAAGTTTTCTTTCTTATTCATATTTTAATTTTGTAGTGTAAAATTACAACATTTTATTAAAATACTTTAAGTTTTAATGTTTTTCATTAATTAAAAATAAAAAGGCAGGTAAATAAATTACCTACCTCAAAACAAAACAATAATAAGAAAAAAAATATTATAAATTCACATAGGTTGTACCTGCTATGAAGTCTTTTTTATTATATTTGGCTAAAAGTTGTTGCCAAGTATATCCAAATCTTTTTTCTACATGAGGGTTATCTTTGAATGTTTTCCATTCAGCACCTGCACTCCAACCATATTTCTTAAATACTTCTATTACTTCAAACCAATCAGCTTTTTTATCTTTATCTAAATCATTAGTTAAACTCCAAGATATTTCTTTATTATCAATTAATAAACAAAAATCTAAACATATACCATAATTGTGAAATGAACTTCCACCTTTAGCATTAGTTACTTTTGGACCTGGTTTAGTTCTTCCTTGAGCATATAAAGCATTTTGTTCATCAATAGTTCTTAAACCTTGAACAACTCTAATTTCTACATTATCAGCTAATAATGCATTAGCTTCTTTAATTATCTTTTTTACTTCTTCTCTAACTTTAGGATGAAGTTTTTGAATTCTTTCTTGTGTTATTTTATCTTCTTTTATCATTTTATTTATATTTCCATTTAAAACCTCCACAGGTTTTTCTTTTATTTTTACAAACATCACAAATATGTTTATAAGATATATTTAATTCATTATAAACTTCTCTTGCAGAGATCCATTCTTTAATAAAATTACTTTCTAAATCTAATTGAATAACTGGTTTACATCTTGGATTTGAATTCATTGATATTTTATACCAATATGCTTTTTCTCCTTTTTGTGATTCAGATATTTTCTTTTTAGTTTCTTCACTTCTATGCTTTCCTTTTAAATATCCTATTTTTCCTTTATTAGAATTTCCAATTTTATCTTTAGTTTCTTGTGAATGTTTACCTTTTGAACCAGGATTTTTTATATTTAATAGTTTAAAATTTAAATTTTTATATTTTTTCCAATAATAAATTTCTTTTTTGTCAAGTAATTCTTGAGTAGCTATTGAATAATCTAAAATATCTATTACTTCAAATTTATGATTTAACCAACCGTATTTTAATAAAGAATTATATAATTTAATTTGAGTTTTACAAGATAAATATTTATACTTCTTAAATCTATTTTCTATATTCCATGATTGTCCAATATATATTTTGCTAAAAGGAGAAGTTATTTTATAAATTCCTATCATATAATATTTTTAGATTTACAATTATGTCCTGCTGATATATATATACTCATTTTAAACTGTTTTTAATTTATGCAATGTTTTTTTCATTGCTGTTTTTTCTACATTACCAATAGCAGAAATAATTTTTCCATTATGTTTATTAATAATTGCTCTATATTTTACAGGAACTTCTTCATTTGTTATTTGATTTATTATTGTATAATAACTTGCTATTTCTGTACCTGTTTCAATTACATTTACCCATTCTTCTTTAATTCTTTCTTTATCTTCTTCAATTATATAATTTAACCAACCAAGTCCTAAAAGTTGTTCTTGAGATACTCCATATAATTGACATAAAGCATTATTAGCTAATATACAATAACCATGTTCATCATTCTTAAACATTGGTTCTTTAGATAGTAAAAAAGTTGCATCTCTTTCAACACATATTGTTTTAACATCTGTAGCAATTTGTTTTACTTGATCTTTAATACTCCCTCCTCCATTAGGTTTTAATTCTTTACTTACTTCTTGTAAATTTAAAGCTATAGTATCTATATGAGCAATTGCTTTTTGAAAATTTTCTCTTTTCTCTTTAGCTTCATTATACCATTTTTTTAAAATACTATACAATTTTATTATAGCTATTAATGCTGTAGCAAATCCACCACCACCAATTAATAGAGTTTGTAAAAGATGTGTCATTAATTCTGTATTTGCAAGAATATTAAATGTCTGTAGTATTAGAAGATGTATCATTAGGAGTATCATTATTTAGAGGAGGATAAATTAATTTTACTATATTAGTTGCTGTTAATAAAAATATTGCTATTAAGGTTATTGCAGTAAATACATTAAATGCTACAATGATTAAAGTGACATTAAGTAATGCAACTTTAGTAAATAAAGCCACATTAGTAATTACTAACAATTCTATAAAAGAAAGTAATCCTATAAATCTTCTCACACTTGCTTGAGCAGAGTCAGATAATAATAACTTTAACCATTTACTCATAACTTTATTTAAGGTCTTATTTTAATCCCTTTTTTACCTGCTTTTAAATAAAGCAATTTGTTCACCTGCTGGTAATGCATCATATACCTCTGCATGTGTATTAAAAGTTGGTATTGAACCTAAGAACTTTATATGTTCTGCTTTTATACCAATTCCCCCAGAAATAGGAATAAAAATACCTCTGCTTTTATCATATTTACCTAAAATTACTGCTGGTAAAAAGATAGGTTCATCAGGTCTATCAACTACGAAAGCACCAAAGTCTTCTTCATTATGTCTAATACCTTGAATAATTTCTTGATTTGTTTCTCCTAAATTAGAAGCATAAGCACCTGTTGTAATTACAGGTTGTAATGTTGTAGAATTAACTCCTGAGTCTAATAAGGAATTTAATCCATTTTCTGATACTTGTGGTATAATTGGCATATTTTTATTTTAAATTATTAAGGTGCTATCCACCAATTCACTGTTGAATCGTCAGTTGCACTTGTTGAATTAATTACAAATTCAGTTTCATCTACAATACTTCCTGTTGGTGCTGATAAAAAACCTTGTGTTCCACTTGGTGTGTTGACTGATAAATAAATTTTGTAACCTGTTTTTATTGATGATGTAGCAACTGTAACTGTTCCGCTTGATAGCGTTGCTGTGCCTCTAAAGCCTACATAAATCTTCTGTGTGTAGTCTAAATCTGTTATATTAGCAGAATAATCATTACTACCAGTAAAGCCTCTAAATGTAGGGTCTGCTATGTAATCATTTACTACACTAAGCAAACCACTGCTAGCAATTGAAATAGCCCCATTTTCATTGTTTCCCAAATAAAACCCACCATCATTTATAGTAAATTTCACAGCATCTAAAACTTCAATATCACCCGTAACAGGTTTACCTACTTCTGTACCGCTTAATGGAATTGCATTTTGTGATTTGTCGTACAAATATTTGAGCATTGTTTTTCCCTCGATAACAGAGGAGCTAATTGGAAGCAAAGAATTAAAGTCTGGTTCTGACAACAAGACCACTACCTCATTTGGTTGGTTGTTTATTCCAAATATTTGAACTGTGCTTCCTGATTTGTCTTGATAATAACAGTTACTGTCTAAAGTATTAACACCTACTATCTGATTAGCTAAAAAAGGAAATTCTGAAGGCATTGTTATCGTTACTCCTGCTGCAAGAACAAGTAATTTCCCTTCATCCGTTGATAAAAAATCTCTGCTTTCCGAAATAAATTCGTAGCCTTTTGGAAATAGTGCTGATGTACCACCACCTGTTCCCGAATTTAACTCATTTACATTTATTTTATAAACTTTACTTGATTGTTTACTAATTAAATCAATAGTGAAATCTTCATTACTTGGTAAAGAAGGAATTTCTTTTAATCCTGTTTTAGATGTATTAGTTATTTGTTTTAATGTTTTTCCTTTCATTACTGCGTATTTATTTCAATTTTTTTCATTACTTCAAGTAATTCTTTTATTAACCTTACTAATTCTTTTTGTACATCTAACTCCGAGTTAGTTCTTGTAGTATTTAAACCCATTTTTTATTCAGTTATACATTCTTCAATGAATGAAGTATCTAAACAACATTCTTTACATTCTGTTTTTAATTTATTTGTTAAATTTTGTATTTGTTCTGTAGTTAAACAGTTAGTATCACATAGTAATTCTTCATCTTCATTTTCCAATAATATTTGTCTTTTAAGTGTTTGTAATATAATAATTAAAATATTTATCTTATTAGATAATTTATTTATACATTTATCACTTTCACCCATAGATTCCATTTGATCTAAATCTAATCCTAGATTAGCTAGACAACATTGAAATTTATAAAGTAGATTAATATACTGTTGTTGATGTGTCATTAAGCAATTATTTTTTGAATTACAATTACAGTTTTAAATGTATTTCTAATATCTTCATTGATAGCATCAGGACTTACTTTTAAACCATCAGCTACTCCATTACCTGTATTTGTTGTATTTACTCTATTTTTCCAATCTCCTATACTTGGAGCATTTTCAACATCTCCATTACTACTACCAGCATCATAAAACTCATTTTCAGTATAACTATGAACATGTGCAGGAATATTACCTTTAGTTAAAGTAAAGGATAATGTATCAGATCCTCCAGTTTTAGCAGATTCATCATAATCAGAATTTGTACTATCAAAACCTCTAAATGTACCTGTAGTAAAATCTTCAGTTCCATTATTGCCATTTTTAATAGCCCATTTTTTATACCTTCCTGTAGACTTACCTTTACCTGCTGTAAATGGATTAGTAAAATCAAATGACTCTAAATTAATATTGGATATAATAATTGAATCTCCAAGTTGAAATCCTAAATCCCAGTAATCATCACTTGCTAAAAGAATTTGCAATTGTTCTAAAACAGTGTCTTGAATTGTTTGTTGAGATATAACAGCATTAATTGTAATAAATATAGATGCAGTTGAAGTACAATCTCCATCAGTTAAAGTATATTCAAATACAT